GGGAACAATGAAATGGGATTATAAGGTAGAGTTCAGTGATATGGTTAGTAGTAAGAAATGGAAAGAGAAACCTAAGACCAGACATATACTGTTAAAGGAAGATATAGACGCATACAACACTTGTACCCTACTTGGCTTGACCTTACCATTAGATGAAAGAAAACTACTTTATATGCGACCACATTGCAGTTATCGTAAGTTAGCCAAGATGTATAACACTAGCCATGAAACCATACGCAATCGTTATTTAAGCATCATTGTTGATATAGTTAATAGGATTAATGACTCTGGTGCTACTACAATTAAATCTTATCTTGCCTTGACGAATTAGTCATAATTGTACTACATTTAATTATAATTAGCGAAAGGGTATGTTCAATGCCCTTTATATCAATCAAATCAATATTATAGGAAACGAATCATGGATAATATTAAATACTGGCTTAGTGATAAATGGACTGACTTTAAGTGGTGGTTCGAGGATTTAAGTATCAAAAAGAAAGCAATCTTTGTTATTGTTATCGTTGTAATTGTTGCATCAATCTTTAATGGCTAAGAAAAGTAAAGCAGTCATAGACTCAGTTATAAAGGGGATAATGAATGGCAATACAATTAAGAAAGTATTAGCTGACTTAGATGACCCTATCTCATTTCAATCATGGTCTAACTGGTTAGCCAAAGACCCAGAACTACTTAATCGTTATCATCAAGCTAAGACCAGTGCATTGGACTTACAATTAGCAGAGGTTAATGATGAACTGGATAAATGTATTGCAGATAGCATAGACCCTAAAGCAGTAAGCATGAGTAGAGTTAATTTATTAAAGATAAAGAGTGCTAATATTCAATGGACTCTATCCAAAATGCTACCTAAAAGCTATGGAACGAGCCAACAAATACAAGTTTCTACACCTAAAGATGAGGCATTTACTATTAGATGGAAAGAGTAGGAACGCAACATAATCAATCACTTGCCAACCAAACTACCACAAAACGAAAGACATAAGTTGACCAAATTCCATGAGTCTATATGTAGTATGTGTCAGTTCGATACATACAAGATATAGATAACCCCAGAAAACTGGGATAAATCTGGAATAAAATAAAGTCGTGGTGAAAAACCAAGTGAATTATTGCTGTAACTAATTGATAACATTAGGTTAATGTAATCAAATGTATATGGTTGCCCTGCATTTTCTGGCTGATTTCTGCCAGTTACTACATATAGTATGCGTTTTGGTTTGACATACTACATATAGGGGGGTTTTTATTTGAGGGTACACCCCAAATATTATTCTGGCTTGGGTGCATTGTCATGGGGTGGTTGCCCTATACAGAACAAAGGATTTACACATGGATTTTAAAGGACAATACATATTCAACGTATTATTAGATGATGAGTCTGATTTGGTCGTACTTACAGTTGGTGGCTTTGAAACCACTGCTGATAGAGAGGCTTTTGCAGATGATTTGCACTATACGTTATCTGAAAAGAAACTTGAGTTATACACCCAAAAAACAGAGGATATTAAGGATTTCTTAGAATTGCTTGATTTTAAGCCAAAAACTGCAACCCTACATTAAATAAAATTATTTTATAGTACACTATTGACTATGTAGCCAAATATGACTATCTTTATGTTATTAAACAACAATAACAAAAGGAAACACAATGAACTACAAAGAAAAAATAACAAATGAATTAGCATCACATAGAGATGTTTTAATTAACAACTTACAATCAATGCTTGTTAAACAGTATGTTAAAAATGGTACTGTTAAAGTGCCATACGCAATAGTATTTCAAAAAACAAATGATGAGTATGGTTTTAATGCTTACAGAAATAACGAGTGGTATAATGTTACTGACGAAAAAGATGACTTGGTAACAATTCAAGTTCGTGATTACTGGTCAAAACAAATGAAAGATTGTGAAACATACAGAGTTCATTTTACACAAAAATTAAGTCATACTGAACTTTTTGAATTAGCTTATGAAAAAGCATCTGCAAAAGTTGATACAATGTTATCTTTTTATGAAACTAGATTGCATGAAAAATTAGATGACACTAATGAGGCACAACCAATTACTAACTTAGAAATAGTATCTTTTGGTATTGAGGATATTTTTTATCCAGTTACTAGATTAAAAGTTGAAGTACAAAATGGTGCTAAGTGTGAATTAACTACTAGCATAGTTTGGAAAACATCTGAATTAGGCAATGCGTTTTTTCAAATGCCTACTAGATTTCACAATGCTACTGACCCAAAAGGTCGTAAAGTTGCTAGACCTAGTTTTGACGCATTTGCTTATGCAATATGTGATAACAAAGAGGCTTACTCTGAAATGGTTAGAATTAGAGTTGCTAATGAAAAACTTGATAAAGAGTACGCAAGAGTTCAAAAAAGATTTCAAGACAAAATTGATAATTGGACTGCTGAAATGAATAAAGAATTAGATAAGGTTACTGCAAAAAGACCAGTAGCCTTAGATAAGTGTGCTTAAACTTAAATAAATAAATCAAAAAGAGGGTCTTAATTGACCCTTTTTTTGTACCTAAATTATGCCAGAGATTGTTTTAGATTATACACCAAGACCATATCAAAAAAAATTACATGAATTAATTGATAACCATAGGTTTGTGGTCGCAGTATGTCATAGACGTTTTGGTAAAAGTTATGCCATGACGCAACACTTTATCCGAGAGGCACTGAAAACTAAAAAGAAGAACTGGCGAGGTTATATTGTCTGCCCTACTATTGGTATGGCAAAGGCTATTCATTTTGATTACTGGCAAATGATGGCAAAACAAATACCTAATGTTAAATTTAACCAGTCTGAACTATCTTGTACGTTTCCCAATGGCAGTCGTATGCAGTTGGTTGGTGCAAATGATGGTGGTGAAAGATTAAGAGGTCGATTTATTGACCTATGTTGTCTTGATGAGTTCCAAATGATGACAGAGGAACTATTTAATCAGATTGTTAGACCTGCAATGGTTGATAGAGATAACTTAGATGGTGAAAGAACTAGGTGTATATTTATTGGCACACCTAAGTTACAAAATATTTTATATAAAACTTTTAAATATGCTGAAAGTGATGAGAGTGGTGATGAGTGGGCAAGTATGCTTATGCCAGTTTCACTAACTAAAGTAATACCTCAAGACGAATTAGAACAAGCCAAGAATACAATGGGCATGGATAATTTTAATAGCGAATTTGAGTGCAGTTTTGAAAGCAATTTGAGTGGTAGCTACTTTGGGTCTTATGTGCAAAAGGCTTATGATGAGGGTCGTATAGGTAAAATTGATGAGGACTTAGATTTAAAGACAGAAGTTTACATAGATTTAGGCATTAATGATGCAACGTCTATGTGGTTTGTGCAAAGGTACAAACATGAGTACAGATTTATTGATTTTTATGAGTATCAAGGTGAGGGTTTGCAATATCTTGCAGAAACTTTAGAAAAAAAATCTTATGACTACTCAAGAATAGTCTTACCACATGATGTTAGGGTGCGTGATTTATCATTAGGTGTATCAAGACTACAAATATTACATGAATTAGGGGTTAAAGACACCGAGATAGCACCCAAGTTGCCAGTTGCAGATGGAATTGCAACAGTAAGGCATAATTTTGAAAATTTTTGGTTTGATGAGGGTAAATGTGCAGAGGGCATTAACCATTTAAAGTCATATACCAAAGTTTATGACTCCAGACACCGAGTTTACCGAGATAGACCTGCTCATAATGAGCATAGTCATTGTGCTGATGCACTAAGATATGGCATGGCACTGATGGGAACTGCAAACAGAGGTGATTGGAATGAACCACTTAAAATAGAAACAATAGGATTAGTATAATGGGAACTTATGGTTATGGACAACCTAGAAGAACTAGGAAAAAAAATAAAAAAGAAGAAGAAAAGAAAAAAACTAAAGGCAATAAAAAATAATGGCTAAAAAAAATAAAAAGATGATGACTGCTGATGCAGTAAAATCTTTAGTAGGTAAACATATTGCCAATGCTCAAGGTTTTTATTCTGGCAATCTTTCTAAAACTAGAGAAACAGCATTAGACTATTATCTTGGCAACCCAATGGGTAATGAGGTTGATGGTAGGTCTAAAGTTATATCAAGTGATGTATCTGATGCTATTGAGCCTTTAATGGCAAACCTAATGAAAATATTTACGCAATCTAATAAGTTGTTTCATTGTGAGCCAGTAGGTACAGAAGATGTAGAAATAGCAGAGCAATCAACTGATTACATAAACCACATATTTTTTAAGAAAAATAATGGTTGGGTAATATTGCATAACTTCTTAAAAGATGCCCTGCTAGAAAAGAATGGCTTTTTAAAAGTTTACCATGAGTACACTGACAAAGTAACTAGAGAAAGTTATGTTGGTTTAAGTGATGACGAATACACTATGCTGATTGATGATGATGGTGTTGAAGTTGTAGAACATACTGAATATGCAGATGACAAACCAACTGGCGATTACGAGCAAGAGCCAGTTGCACCTATGGGTATGCAGGAACAAGCACCAGACCCTATGATGGGTGGTATGGAAGAAACACACACAATGCCAGATGGTACAGTACACCCATTTGCAACCCATGAAGAATATGAGCAAAGCATGATGGGTGATGAAATGGTAATGGGAATGGCAATGCCAGTACCTATGTTGCATGATGTAGTTATTCATAGAATAGATAAAAAAGGCAAAACTTGTATTGAGGGTATTCCACCAGAGGAAATTTTAGTTGAAAGTAATGCTAAAGGTATTGATGACGCAAACTTTATAGCACAAAAGAAAATGATGACTCGTGGTGAGTTAATAGAATTAGGCTTTGATAGAGATATAATAGATACCCTGCCAACAGAACGAGTTGAGGACATGAACACTGAATTTCAAACTCGCCATAGTGATATACACAATAGCATACAACGAGATATAACTGATGAATCAACCCAAGAGGTTGAGGTCTTTGAATGTTATGTTAAGTGTGATTATTCTGGCACTGGTAAGTCTGAACTAAGAAAGTTTGTGGTTGCAGGTAACAATGGTGAAACTTTATTATCAGATGAGGCTTATGACAGCTTTCCATTTGTAACAGCTACACCGATTATCATGCCACATAGATTGTATGGTCGTTCAATAGCTGAACTAGTACAAGACGTGCAATCAGTAAAAACTTATGTGATGAGAGCCTTAAACGATAACATTTATGGTATTCAGAACAATAGATTGGCAATAGATGATAGCAGAGTAAACGTATCTGACATATTAGCCAATAGACCCAACATGATTGTAAGAACAAAAGGCAATCCAATGGAGTCGATACAGACTATGCCAGTTCAATCAATAGGTGAAACTGCCTACCCTTTACTTACATACTATGATGAATTAAAAGAGCAACGCACTGGTGTATCTAAAATAGGTCAAGGTTTAAATGCTGACGCATTAAACAGTAAAACATCAACTGGATTAAACAGTGTGATGAGCCAAGCACAACAAAGAGTAGAATTTATTGCCAGAACATTTGCTAATACTGGTATTAATGATTTAGGTAAAAAAATACTTGAATGTGTCGTTAAGTATCAAAACAAAGAGGACATAGTACGCATTAGAAATAAATTTGTACCTTACAAACCTTATGAATGGAAAGATAGATGCGATATATCTATTACATCTGGTTTAGGTACTGGTAGTCAAGACCAACAAATGATTTTCTTAAACAATATACTTGAACGTCAAGTACAAGCACTAACAACACAAGGCAACCCATCAGCACCATTAGTTAATCTAAGTAAAATTTATAATACATTAGAAATGATGGTCGAAAGTGCAGGACTTAAAAATGTAGATTTATTCTTCTTAAACCCAGAGGAAAATCCAATACCAGAGCAAGAACCTGCTGAACCTACTGAATTTGAGAAAGTATCAATGGCTCAAATTGAGGGTGAGAATAAACGTAAACTTGCTGAACTAGAATTAAAACACCAAGAGTTGTTAATGAAAAATGAAAAACAACAATTAGATTTTGATGCAAAAATAGTAGAACTAGAACTGCAATACCAAAAAAACATAGACCAAGAAGAAATTAAACGACAAGCTAAAGTATCAACAGAGGCAATGAAACAAGTGGGTGCATTTGCTAATAAAAATATGCCAATGCCACAACCAAATATACCACCTAATGACCCAATGAATGTGCCTATGCCACCTCAAGGCATACAACCACCAGTTGCACCTGCTGAACCACAATTAACGCAACCAAACATACAGAACGCAAATTTTAAATTACCAAACGAATAAAATTAATAATTTATGAGTGATAATGAAATAAGCAGAGGTCATAAAGCAAAACAGTTGCTTGATGAACCTTTAATTAAAGAGGCTTTTGATAAACTAGAGGCTCTTTATAAAGAAGAAATATTTTTAACTAAGGTTGATGAAGATGCAGAACGCACTAACATTTACTTATGTTATAATACTTTGACAACTGTAAAAGCACACCTGCTAGAAATAATGCAGACTGGCGAATTAGCAGAACAAAGTAAACAAGCACCCAAAGTATTCTAAGGTCAACCCTTATAGGGAACTGATGAATCTATTTAACAATTATGTTGAATAGTTAAGAAAGGAATCATCATGGCAAATGATGGCTCATTAGAAAGCACTGCAAACGAGATTGTAGGTTTATTAAACTCAAGTGGAGTCGAAAATGACCAACTTGATAAAATAGGTGAAACATCTCAAGTGCAAAACTCTGAACAACAGGTCGCAGAGGCAGAACCAGAACAACTAAACACTGAACAACCGAATGACTCGGATTTGGCAGTAGTTGATGAAAGTCTTGCTGAAAGTGAACAGTTATCTGATGTTGAACAGACAGAACCTACCCAAGAAACATCTGAACAAGAACCAGAACCAACTTATTATACAGTCAAGGTTCAAGGTCAAGATTATGATGTCAGTCTTGAAGAATTAAAGGCAGGTTATAGTAGAGATAACGATTATAGAATTAAGACTGAAACATTAGCTATTGAGAGGAATCAGTTCAAAGAAGAACAGTCCAAACAACAATCAGTCTTATCTGAAAAACTGGCACAACTAGACCAAATGCAAACTCATGCAAGGCAACAATTACAAATTGATGCTCAAGGTTTAGACGAGTTAATGCAATCTGACCCAGTTGAGGGTATGCGAAAGCGACACGAACTGGAAACTAGGGCAAGACAAATACATCAACAAAATGCTTATATAGACCAACAAAAGTCTGATGAGCATAAAAAGTTCTTACAAGAGGAACAAAAAAAGATGTATCTGACTATTCCAGAGTTAAAGAACCCAGAGACTCGTGATGGTTTTAACAAAAACTTAGTTAATTACTTAGAGGAACTAGATTTTTCAAGTGATGAAATAAGTCAAGTTAATGACCATAGATATGTCAAGTTGATTGCTGATGGCATGAAATATAGAGCCTTACAGAAACGTAAACCACAACTTAAACAAAAAGTTGCAGGTGCAAC